CTAAAGTCTTTTAACTCCATATAATACCTCCTTTCTTAATAGATTTATAATACCACTACTAATGTCAATAATCAAACAAACGTACTCTTTTAATTATTACAATACCGTTACTTCCACTGTGATTTCATCAATTCAATTTCGCTTCTTGTTGGAGTCTCTACGCCAATTTCGTGAGCTTCCTGGATTACTCCGTCCAATAGCCGTGACATCTGCAATGTGTTGTATTCGCTTGAGCCAAAGTAGCAAAGTAGTTGCGTTCCGGTCCCGTCCTTTGTCTTTCCCTTTTCCTCTGTCAGTCGATATGACCTTGTGAACATTTCAACGGCTTCATTCTTGACGATCACATAGGTAAACTGTCCATATCTCTTAAGCATAATCAGATACAGTTCATCTTTGGTTGTGTGCAGAACAGCCGCCATGTTGGTTAAAACGGCCCATAGGCAATTATTCGCATCAAGGGATCTTTTCTCGCGGTGCTGTTTTATGGTTATGGACAACAGTTTTTTATTCTCAATTATTTTTTTCATTATAGACACGTCAGACATAATTTCATTTTTTAAGCCAACTATTGATAAAACAATTTCCGGGCTCTCTCGTTCATTAAATTGAATTCGTATATTATTGGCAATCACAACACCCCTCCGCTCTCTGTTTGTTGAAGTATTTTTTCCTCTCTGCTTTTGTCATAATGTTCAAAGTCTGGATACCATTCGCCAAACAGTTTAGTGCTTTTGCTTGAATTGCAACACCGGCAAGCCGGTATAATGTTTTGTTTGGTATACTCGCCTCCCCTAGATAACGGAATAAAATGATCTTGTGTAAGCGAAAGCGATTGTCCGCAGTAAGCACATAAATTAGAAAAGAAATCTTTAATAGTTATCCATTCCTGTTCGGTTAACGTAGTCAATAAAAACTGTCTTGCCGTCCTTCTCTTTTGGCGAGATATTGAACAGCTGTCGGGATGAGACAGCCTCCATTTTGCAGTATTCCCCGAAATGTGTTTTCGGTTCCCTTTTCTTTGTTCTCTGTATTTCTCCCTGTTTTTTTCGAAATAGATTTTTTGTCTTTCTCGGATTTTGTCTTTGTTTTCTTCACGATATTTTTTGCTTTTAGTGCCGTCTGCTCGATATTGCTTGTCATATTCTCGCTTGCTATCTTTGTTTTTGACATAATATATCTTATCATTGGCGCGTTTGCGGTCCCCGTTTTTCTTTGAATACTCCTTTCTATAAGCAACTATTTTTTCCATATGCTGTTCTCTGTATTGTTTTTGATTTTTACAGATTTCTTCTTTGTGATTTAATCTATATTCTTTATCCTTCGCGCTCTTGTACTCTTTATTTTTCTCTCGCCATGCCTTACTGCGGATTGACCGGCAAACTCTACACGAGCCGCTGAGGCCCCCTTTATTTTGTTTATTTTTTTCAAAATATTCATTCGTGGATGGAAACTCAGCCTTACATGTAAAGCACCTTTTGGTCTTGTTTTCGCCTTCCGTCATTTCAACTCACCCACTAACTTGAGGTCGTCCTCGATAAGCCCAATAATATACCGCGTCATTGAAAACCCGTTCTTAACACAATAAAGCTTCATGATCTTGTGAATGGTATCCGGAACATAAACAGTAAGCATCTTCATAATTATCACCTCCGTTCTATTGTAATAGTATTATATTATTCTGTCAATACTGTAGGCGGATTTGGCTTGCCTGTGCTTTCATGGATGTGCCTCGCTGGATTCTTTAAGGGCTTTCATAAAATCCTCGTATGTCATGGTCTTTGCCTGACATTCTGGCTTTGGATAAATATCAAATAGCTTCTTGTCAACACGCCATGCGTTGTCATAAACATATCGACTCATTGCTTCTCTGATTTGCTGCATTGTGATCTCCTTCATGGATCAGCCTCCAAGTAATTAGTTTTGAATAGTTCTCTGAAGAACGCCCTGGAGTATTTTTTCTCAAATTTTCTTTGGTATTCTTCCTTCAGGGCTCTGTCAACTTCAATGCAGTTGTGAATGGCTTGCTTTCCGTTTCTGTGACAGTCCGGGCAGGCATAGACGGTCATGCCATACTTTTCAGATATCTTTCTGTTGGCAGTACCGTAGAACACATGATGTTCCTCAAGATAATCCCATCTGTGACACATCATGCATTCTTCGCGCTCTTTCATCTCAAGACTTCCGGAACGTCCATTTTCTGCGCCATGTCCTTGAGTTGCTCAATTGTCAGATCAGTCAGTTTCTTGACCTTTGCATCGGCTTTGTTGAGTTCCGTCAAGGTGGTTGAGTAGATGTCGTATGCCCATCCGTCAGGAGCGCCGTTGACCTTGCCTACACGGTCAGGGTAGATCAAACATCCGATATGGTTAATAATCGACTGTTTTTCAAATGCGGCCGCCTGTGCTAATTGATCGGCTGTAGCCGCCGCCTGTGTTGGCGTTACCGTTGCTGTCCGAGTATCGGCTTTTGGCGCCGGATCGGCTTTGGCGGTGTACTTTGTCGTGTCCTTGCTCCAATACACGTCTGCCGCGATTCCAAGAGCTTTGCAGGACACAGAGATAGCATCTGTCAGTGCCATTTTCCAGCACTCGTCTGACACGTATAACCCGCTTTGTTCTTTGGCGATAAACAAAGATCCACCTGTGCCAAATACGCCTTTGCTCCACTCTCCGTCAGCCTTATAAAACAGGTTGATGTTTACAAATGCCGCAACTTCGTTATTTGCGCCGGGTTCAAGCCACTGCTTGAGGATGTCGTAATACCAGCCGATACCGCACGGACCGAATTGTTCTGTTAGGCATTTCAGCCGCCATACAGGATTGATATCTGACTTGCCCTTTAGCCTGCCGCCTGTGATTTGAGTAAGTGCTTCCGGCGGTGTAGTTCTGACCTTTTCCCATAGTTCAAGATTGTTCATTTTATTTTCCCTCCAAAATATTTCTTACATCTTCCTGCGCTTTGGCATACCCGTAAAACTCTTCGTCTGACATCGGAGGAATTTCCCCGTATGCCCATTCACTTATGTTCTGGATAATAACTGCGTCCTTCATATCCGTCAGGCCTCCCTAATTTCGCGATAGCTGTACCCAAGTTGGTTCAGCATTTCAAGAAGGGCATCTATTCGCTCTATGCTATCAACGATTGCAATTCTGATTGTTGCTTCCGCTCTCTCATTCGGCTTCTCTACTGTTGGCGCGAACGGTTCAAATTCGAAATCACTCGGCTCAAAGTCCGGTACCGCAAACCCGTCAATCTCTTTTGGTTCAGGCAGATATTTCAGAAATGGTATAACGTGATCCGGTACGTCTTTGATTGTGCCAAACTTGATTATCTGTGCCGTTGTCTTGCCGCGTTTCGTGTCAACCTCAAGGATTTCACCGGCATAATATCCGACGTTTTCGGGCAGCAAATAGGAATAATCCCGCCCTGTAAATTCGCCATTGTCATCCTTGAAGAGCACCCATGCAACTTTTTGTAAGACTTCCTCAATCTCCGGTTCCGGTTCAATCTTTGAAGAGTCATCAAGCGTCAGCACTGATTCCGGTATCGGTATCGGCTTGTACGCTTGCTTCTGTGCCTCAATAGCGGCTTTCTGCATCTCGATAGCCTTGTGCTTTGCCGTGATAGTCAAGATCGCCTGTGATGCGTTCAGCGTGGGTATGTACTCAACAAGGATCTCCGCCTGATTGTCCAGAGTCTTGAACATTTCAAGTTCATCGGCAACCTTGTCAATAAAATCAGCACACTGCTTTTTGAGAGCCTCTGTGTTGGCTGTCTTCGTGACATTCAAGCCAACTCTTTCAAATGTAAGGAAATCGATATTTGAGTAGTTTAAAAGATAATCGGCAAAGTATTCTCTGATCTCTGCTTCCTTGACACCCTTGATTGCGTCCTCATATTCGTCAACTATCTTCTTGAGACGGCTTTCTGCATCAATAAGCGGAGCAGATATGTTTTTCTTGTAAGGCACAAGGAAATCATCGTATTGCTTGTCGAGCGCCTTGTTTAATCTAATGCGCTGACCTTCAAATTCTTTGAACATGTTGTTCAGTTCTGCCCTGCCTGACTTAATCGACTGAATGCCTTCCTTTGTGGGAACTATTGAAAGATAATTTGCAATCTTCTCAGCTATCAACGCATTCTCCGCTTCGAGTCTTGCCTCTATTGTCGGAAGAGCGTCGACGCAGATAAGTTCACTAGGTTCTTTGGTTTTCATGTTTGTACTCCCTCCTATAAATGCTATAGATTCCAGCGTCTTTATCTTGTTCGCCGAAAGATAGCTAGTCCACGTTAGATCGACAATGATCGCTGGTACGTAAGTCTCTTTCAACGGGACGCAAACCATAACGCCACCCTCGCACTTTTCCTCAAGGTGTTTCGGGATAAGATACGGAAAATCGTGACCCGTGGGTTTTCCGTTGTCATCCAAGAAATGCACCATTGCAACCGGCTTTTTCTCGACCGTCATATTAGTTTCCCTCCACTTTCATATTGTCGATGCAGTCAGCGCAGAACACGTTTCCGCAAATCTCGTATCTGGTTTCGCCGGTAATATCTTCGCTGCACTCGTCACATAAAATCTTTGGGTCCTCATATTCTGGAGCAGAGAGATATTTGTCCTCTGCTCGGTTCATAGCGGCTTGTTGTGCGTAATCGTTCATACGACCTCAACCTCCGTTCCTTCGTAAAAAGCAAGAGTGGTGATCGAGTTTGAAACGTGTCCCGCCCTTGCCAGTTCAGCGCCGGAAATCATGATAAGATTTCCCTCTACCTCGTATCTCTTGGCCTTGACAATCTTTCCGATGCACTCATTTGGCAGACAATACCCCGTTTCGTTCAAAATCTTAACTTTCATTGATTTCCCTCCTGTGCCTGTCAGCCCTTTGCGGCTCTTTCCCTTTCGGCTTCTTCTAATTTGAAAATTCGCGTAATGTCGTTTGCTCTTCGTTGAAATCGGTCAATCGAAGACTGAATGCGCGCGATTCTGTTGTCGATATCGGGGAAGTCTTTCTTCGTGGGATTGGGAGCATCGCAGCATTTCTTCAAGTCTTGTGTGCGACCCCGTGCTTCGTTTAGAAAAATCAAGGCGATGTTCAGATCGTCCAGTTCGGATTTGAGTGCTTCGTTCATTTGTTCTCCCTCTCGAACGTTTTCCCGCACGTTTCAGCGGATTCAATGCATCGCTTGTCGCAATATCCCGTGCACTCACGGCAGCAGATACGCGGGCAAAGTGCTTCTTCTGATTTTCTGTGACAAAATTTCATTTCTCAGTTCTCCTTATGTGTTCTTCTTTGGCGTCCTGCTCTGCGCTGAACTGGTTCCAAGTGATACAGACAATGGCAGCCAGACCGAGAAAAACAAACATTCCTATTGCCAATCCTGCGTTATTCATAGCAGTGTACGGAGGTCAATAGGTTTGGAATTATTGTCACTTACAAATAGTTCGCAAAGAGGCTTAATATTCGGGATGTCGCAAATCGGATATACAGGTGACATTTTGTCAAGTTCGCTTATATATGTGATGAGCTGTGTTTTTCTTATCCACGGCAACCCGATTGCGACGGCCAGCACCGCCGCCTTGCGTTCTGCAACATTCAAGATGATCGGTTCGATGTGGGGCGATGCAAGCCAAACAAGGAAATCCCTGGTATCCTGATAAGATGACGTTTCTCTTCTCGCCAAAAACTCTTCGCGTTTTTCTCTTTGTCTCATGTCTGATTCGGCGGTTTTCAGTGCCAGCAACCATTCAAAATTTGTCTGTTTCATCTTCTGCTCCTTCTGGGTTCGTATGCCTCGCCCTCAACATCGAATGGACTGACATCAAAAGTACCCATGTGCCGATATTTCTTCCGGTCTTTCTTTTGGAGATAGTCATTGATTGCAAAGGTCAAAACGAATATGATCGTACAAAGTGTCGAGATAATACCGATTGCGGCAAATACGAAAATAACTCCCATTTCATCCTCCTTTCACATAAGCTGACTGACGTTCACTTTCAATCCATCAGCTATTTTGTATAGTATCTTGATTGTCGGAGACCGTTCCCCTCGTTCGTATCTCTGGATTGATCGTATCCCGATACCGGCTTTTTCGGCAAGTTCTTTCTGTGTCATTTTCTTAGATTTTCGAATCTGCTCTATTTTCATTTTCTGCCCCCTTCCTTGTTTTGCTAATACAACAATAGCACCGTTCGGGCGTATCTGCAATGACCAAACGGGCAACAATATGCACAAAAATTCAATCAAAAACTTGTATAATATCACAAACAAATGGGCGTATGCGACTATTGACGCTATGACCAAACGGACATATAATAGAGATATAAAAAAATAAAACAGGAGGAAAAGGAAATGAGAGAGATTTTATTTAGAGGATGGGATGCGGAAAAGAAAATAATGCTTAATTGTGATACCTTGTGTTTTTGTCAGGGCGGCATTAAGTATAGCGATGGTTGCACGACCGATAAGTGGGCATATCGGAACAAAGGATTTGACAACATAAGGCAAGCAACAATTATCTTAGAACAATTTACCGGACTTTTAGACAAGAACGGCACAAAGATTTTTGAGGGTGATATCTGTAAGTCACAATCAGGAATGACCCATCTTGATGGGAGGCGTGCCAAAGGAGAATCTATTGTAACGTATCAAATTGGTTTTTGCGACGGGCATTTTTCAGAATTTAAGCTGTCGGATAACAATTGGAAAAATTATAAGTCAGAAGATTTTGCCCCTAGCACGATGTATAAAAGCGTCGTTGGAAAATACTTTGAAGTTATCGGCAACATTCACGAAAATCCGGAACTTTTGGAGGTGGAAACATGAAATGGTTTCTTCGAATATCGTTTACTATTCTCACCGTGTTGGCTGTCTTGATTGCAATCACAACATGGCGCATCTTTAACCCGCCGCACGTATCGGATTTAGCTATTTCTGATCTAACAATCACCGAACCGGCAACGATGGATTGGGTTAGAACTACCCTGTGCTGACCTCGCGCGTTACAATACCGATAAATAGAAAAAAGCCGCCTCAATCCCCGAAAGGAAAGAGACGGCTTTTACTTATGTCTTTTTGGTTCGATGTTTTTTCCCACAGTTCGGGCAATACGTCCAAGTAGAGAAGTCATTACAGTGCCGGCATTTCTTCTTTCTGAAAAACATATGCCACCCTCCTGCTATTTGATTGCTGATGCAGGGAACCAAGCGGTAACATACCCCGCGCCCTTTAGATCCATCCCATAAGGATACATTGTTCCCGCTGAAATCTTGAGGCACTTTCCGGGCATTGACATAGCGATGTAAGGTACCCCCTTGCCGTCAGACGAAGTATTACCCACGACAGCAACGGAATATGTGCCACCGACGACAATTCCCGTTGCCGGAGCTGAAGGAGTTGGCAGGATAACAGCAGGTGGTACTACTGGCGGTACTACCGCTGCAGCATATGCAATGCCAAAGTACGCAAGATGTCCCTTTGCCTGTACAATCCCGATATCCTCAATATGCGCAAGAATCCACTTGCAGTCCTCAAGGTTGTCATGAAATCCCCACTCAAAATAGACGCAAGGTGCATTCGTCTTGGTGACCTCGTGAAATGTGTACGTAACGATCTTTACAATTCTTTCCGGGAACGCTTTTCTGACTTCTGCCGCACAAATGTTTGCCAGTTTGGTAGATTTCAAAGATGCATTTGCCGCATTGAAGCACCCTATGTACGTGATGCCCTTTGTCAGCCTGTTGTTCGCGTTTGTGTGCGAGCAGGAGTGAATATCTGCACCCCATGCGTTAGATCGGTCTGTACGCTGTGTGAACGTGTCACCTGGTACGTTGCGCATGGTCTCGACACCGTGACGCTTGAGTTCGCGCTCCGATACATCATCTATTCTTTTATTGACAGCGGATTCGACGTATCCGGAAACCGCGCCAATATTACCGTCTTGACTTGAGGCTGATAAAAATACTTTCATGATGTTCCTGCTTTCTTCGCTTCGTCCGATTTGGCAAATGTGACCGTGTAGATACCCATTGCAGACGAAGCAACAATAACCGCATTAACAATAGCTATGGCGTATGCGTCAATTGCCCCGCCTGAGAAATACGTTGCCGCAACCATGATAGCCAAAGCCACAATATAGGCAAACACCCGCGTGTCAAGCTTTGCCATAAACGAAACCGTCTTGAAAAACTGTACGATAAGAAGCACTACGGGAACCGCGCCCGCCATTGTTAAAAGACCCGCCCATGTTACTAATGCATCCATAATAATTTCCTCCTATAAAACATTTAATCTTGCGTAGACTCCGAAGAATGATTCGGCCCATACGTTGTAAATCCACGCCGCGTCTCGTTCCGATCCATAGCGTCCAAGATAATATCTCTTTCCGCCTATTCTTATTTGTGGCGCCCACTTGCTTGTCGCTTTGTTCCAATACACGCCCTTATAGATTGAAGTTCCTCGCGGAGACATCTGATTCTGCTGGTTTTGTCTTTTTGTTACGTGCCGAAGATTTTCGCGCCGGTTATCAAGGCGATCTCCGGTTATATGGTCAACCTCTAAACCCCCATTCTTACCCATAATGACAGCGTGCATAAGCACTTTCTCCTGCTCCCCGCCGTCTAGGGCAATCGATCTAACGGCATACCCCTGATTGTAGTACCACTTGTGCTTAGACAATTCTTCAAAATCCCCGTCGTCTACAATCGTGACAAATCCTTGCGTCAGCTTAATTTCTCTCATGTTCGCCCACCCACGCATCAATTTTATCTTTGTCAAAAAATAAAAGGCCGCCTATGCGAACGTGAGGCATTCCCTCTTGCATCCACTTGTAAACCGTCACCCTGCTAACTCCAAATAGTTGTACAATATCTTTCATTCTCAACATGTGTATCACCTCCACCAACATTGTACAACTATTCAGAGAATATTACAACATGTTACTAATCCACTTTCTTTTATTTGCTTATTTATATAAAAATGAAACAACAGCAATAATAAGAATTACTCCGGCTGACACCCAGCCCCACATATCGCGACTGCCCTTGCTCGTTCCTGCCGACTCGTACTGTTTTTGCTCTACAACCTTAATTCGACTATCAAGCGTGTTCGTTACCTGTTGCAACTGCAAGGCAAGGGTTTCTGCTGTTTTAGCCATTGAAGCACGCAATGTCTCTGCGTTCTCTGCCATCTGATTGGCAAGAACTTCCGCCTGTTTTACGGCCATTTGATTTGCTACTTTTACCGCTTCAACGTCAACAGCGCGAAGAGAATTAATTCGTTCTGATTCTGCGGCCCTCTCTCTTTGCGAGGCTTCTACTGCCAGCTGCAATTTTTGATTTAGAAACTCTTGCGACTGCCTGTGCAGTTCCTCTAGGTATTTTGTAGCATTGCCCACCAACTGCAACACATTTGCCGATGGATCCCGTCTGTCCTCTCCGTTCTCTGCCATTGGTTTAACCCGCCTTTCTTCCATTTTTCACCTTCTTTTTTGCTATAAAAAAGCGCCTAAGCGCTGCGTGATTACTTGGGGCCTGCTCGGATTCTGATCATATGTAGCCTCCTTTTACGACACGGCCAAGGAAATATCACATGCTTTGTTACCGATCTCGTTTAGTAATGTTGCATTACCACATTGCAGCACAATTCCCGTTTGTTTTTTTATCACTGTGAATAGTGCAAGTTCTCCCGATGTAAAATATCTGATATTAAATATTGATCCTTCTATTAGCGTGACTGTTTTTCCCGATGCTCCAGCGACGGGTATTTCGCTAGATTGAGCGGTTCCAGATGATGTACTACTGAAAATTAATGAACCGTTAATTGTTGGGGGGCAAGCGATCTCGTCAGCACGTAAGCCGTTCAGTGTACGTGCATCTGTGTGGGCTGCTCTGGAAATTAGCGTCAGGTCCGAAGAGCTTAAGGTTCCACTTCGGTTAACATCCATTTTTGGGTACAGCGCTAACCCTGCGGCCTGTTCTGAGGGGTGCAGTACATAATAGGCTACAAGATCCAGATCCGCCTCATCAACGTACCCATCTTCATTCACGTCATAAATGCTCGTGACAAGGATTCCGTTTTTGACATAAATTTGAGGACGTCCATCAATTGATAGCTCAAAAGGCTTTGCCGCAGAGATTTCAACCGTGATCGTTTTCCCTCCGATAACTGCGGTTTCTAGTATTTTCGAATTGTCTAGATCAAAATAGGTTCCCCCATCTACACTTTGCATTTTTCCGGTGGTGACATTGTTTGCCGTCAGCAAGGAAGTGATGATGTGTCCCCCGCTGATAATCGTCGATCCCATTGCGGCGATCTCTGCCAGCGTATATGCGTTCGCCCAATCAGCCGCAGTATAGGCACCCGTGAGCCTCGTGACCGTGCATTTTACTATGTCGGTTACGTCAACCGGCACTTGCTGTTTCTGCCAGACATCCCCGATGTAGTAAGGCGGTGCAGGCTGCGTATAAAACGTCTTGTTCTTTGCGGCTGCCACTGTTGCTGCATTTGTTGCGGCAGTTTGCGCTGTAGCCGCATTAGTGGTGGCTGTATTCGCTTGAGTCTGTGCAGTTGCCGCATTCGTTACTCCTGTGTTTGCAGTGGTCTGTGCTGTGTCTGCATCTGTTTGAGCGGCCGCTGCGGCTAGACGCGCGACTTCAGCGGCGGATGCTGCCTCAGATGGGTCGTACCCGGAAGCGTAAGTAGATGATCCACTGATCGATACTCTTGATGCATTAACTACTCCTGCATTAATCCAGTCTGCATTTATGCCGATAGTATTCAGGACCCTTGCAAGGATGTTGCCGGTTGCGTCGTAACCAAGCCATGTAACGCCTCCGTCTGCGGAGTATGTGAATGTTGTGGCTGTCTGCCGCCAAATAAAGATACTGTCTGCCCGCAAAGGATGATCATGCTGATAGTAAATAACAGACCCGTCCGGCAGTGTTTCGGATGACGGGTAAAGCCCTGTTGATTGCGCGGAAAACTCGTTCAGTTGAAGCATTGCCAGCTGGTACGTAGTTAATTTTTGAACCGCGATTTGTTCTTGCTGCGCAATAGCCGATAGCTGTTTTTCGGCAGCCGGTTTATACTTCGCCAGAGCAACCGCCCTGCCCTCTGCCGACAAAATGGAATGACCGCGATATGAATAATTATGTGTCATGATAATCGTGTTGATTGATGTCGTATCCGGTAACACAACCGTAATACAGTCGGTTGCCAGAAAAGACGGATCGCCCTGCATATCACAATCGAAAATGTAATAGCTGGACGCCCCGATGTCCGCCCATATCCCGTCAAGTATTGCCTGCACGGGTTGACCCAACATAAACGGATTCTCCGCAAGAGATAAGCAGTAATCGTTTGTTCCGGCCCTATACGTTGTCTGGACATTATTGGAGTCCACCGCAACATATTCGACACCGGTAAGACTGATCTGTACGGGATCGACTTTCAAGACATCTCGAAGTGCAGGCGTGATTGTCACAGTTGGCGTTGTGCCATACCAGACAAACTCCAAAACCCCCGCGCGAGAGAACCTTGCTACCTTGCCGCAGAGCATAGCCAAATATCCGATCGCATCCCTGCAAGTCATTCTTGAACTTTCGGGAATCCCTGCGAGTGTGATTGTACTGTTTGTGCCGGATAATCCGGTCGTTGTAATGCTACACGCTAGGCAAATGTCGCTAAGAGCAGAACTAATCGAACAGGGGAACGTGACCCCCGCTAAGTAGAACGGGCGCTCCGTTAATACCATGCGGTCGTATGCCTTGATCGGTATTGTCTTTATTCCGCGAGGAGCCTCGACAATAATAAAATAGCCAAGGTTGACCCATTCACGGGAAGCAGGATAATCATCAGATGGCGTGCTTGTCAGGAACGTCATGGGCACTTCTGTTGCGGCAGACGATGCTACCTTTGTAAACACAAGTGCGGCTGTTGTTGGTGTAACAAGCTGATAGACTACTTCTGCGCCCGTCGTCAATGCTCCTGTTGTGGAGAGGTATGGCGTTGTGATGGATTCGCCGTTGTACGAAGCTATCCTCGCGTTCCTTTTCTCTAATACTCCGTTATGGCTTACCCTGTCAAAAACTACTTTGTCTAATGCTGTACCTATTCCGCGCAGTGCATCGGAAAGAGTAAACTCATAGATACCATCAGTAGAAGTGTACTTGTAAGTTCCTGCGGCAAGGTTGGAAGTGATGGGACTAGGGTATGTAACGGAAGGAGAATTTTGCGTGTAAGTGATGATGTCTGTAGTCATTTGAGCAGTAGTGTTAAACCATGAATTAGGGTACTGTTCCATCATGGTATCCATTTGTGCGGCAGTAGGTTCATTTCCTGCACCAAATGTCGCAGTAAGATCAATTAGACTAATGTTTTTTGCTTTCACAACCTTGTCAAAGGCAGTTGCGGCATCTGCGTATTCGCTCCTAAAGTAAAACACATTAGATGCAGTCGCAGGAATAACTATTCCCGACATGTCGTACCAAGTGTTTGCAGTTGGTCCATACACAAGTCTCGAATATTGGTAGTCATATAACAATGCTATATTTATACAAGCAGAATCAGTAACCAGTATTTTGGCACTACAGTAATATTTATGTCCGATTGTTCCTGCGGGCACAAGTTGATATGCATCTTTTGCTAAACCATCGCCATTTCCGGTTAATATAAGGGTATTATCACTTACACTTCCTGCTGCATTCTCAATTCCCCATATTCCCCGCCAAGCATCCGGTGGTACATCACTAAAATTACCATTTGTAATAAGGTTTGTCGCCCAAACGCTTTGTGCCTGACTGCTCAATCCATCTTTAGCGTAGTAGTCAACGTCTAGCATTAATCCCACCTGATCCAATAACGCGCTGTTCTGAAGAGCAACACCATCCAGCTCCCCGGCGAGATTCAACAATGTAAGATTCAATTCCGACATGACTGTTGTTCCGATGGATATCTCTCTCCCGGAGGCCGTTGATTCGGAATATTTCATCGACCCCAAAAGAATGTTGTCATCGTCCAGTACGGTATTCGGGGATCCGTAAATCGTGACAGATGCAGCATAGTCTCTCGCTATTGTCGGATCGGCTAAGATTGCCAAATATCCAGCTGTCATAATTACAACTCCTCAAAGTTAATCGTGCACTCATTAAGATCATCGCCTAGCATGTTTTCGTCGCTTGCCCTGACCTTGAACGTGCCCGTTACCTGACTACCCCTGCAAAGATATGTCATGCTAAACGTGGGATTAGCAATCAAGACCCCAAAAGCCGCCATTTCGGTATCGTTAAATGTAAACTCGACCGATATCGTTACCTTGCCCGCCCGAATACGCTGATCCCAACTTACACCGGTTTCAGATTCTCCCGATTCCGCGATAACGTCTTTTTTGCGCACAGAATATGAATTGATGTTGTCGTCCAGAGTTGTTGATCCGATCGTTAAAATTGACATCTCTTCACCTGTTTTTCTTAATGGCGTAATTGTCCGCCGCTTTGACAACGATTTCCTCGATCTGGTTACCGCCTACAGAAACCGGAATGATAATAACCTCCGGACCCTTTTTCAATGTATCGGATGCACCGGAAGAACCGGACGACATTGAACGAAGTGCCGTTGACTCGCTAGGAACAGAGCGGCTATAGGCCTGCCCTTGCATCTGGCTGATCGGGTTAGCATAGGGATTTTGAGCCTCTGGTATGATTGCCTCACCCTTGTGAGCCAGAATAACCATGTCTCGCGGAAGATACTTTGTGCCTTCTGCAAACTTCGGAATATTGAGGTAACCCGTTGTTGACAGTGGAGTACTGATTTTTCCGTTCGAGTCCAAAACCACTTTGACATGGATGTCTGGAAGCTTCGTAGCAGCAATGCCCAGCCTAAGCCCTCTATCAAACTCAAATCCCGTGCTCTTTCCGGCTTCGTATGCCGCTCCTGGTGCTTTGCCCATTTCTTCTATTGCCGCTTGAGCCGCTTCTTTTGCGGGCGCACGCCACGATTCTACCCATGCCGCTACTTGTTCCGGTGTCATTTTTGCAAGGTCGTCAATGATCTGATCGTATGTAGGACCTAGTTTTTCCAATTCGGCAAGCACGTCCCCGGGTACTTGTTCGGCAATCACTTTCAGTCCAGCACGCCAGTCTTGATAGTCCTTAACCTGCTGATCACGGTTCTTTTTCAGTTCGGCAGCAGTTAATTTGCTTCTCTCAATTCCCAACGTCTCAAGGCTGCCCATTTCGGAAAGATGATTCTCAAACGATTTTTGCAGATCATCGTAATATTTTTTTGTGGCGTCTTCCTGTTCTTTGAGTTTTGCCTTTGTTTCCTCTGCAGTTAATGTTACCGATGCAACCATATCTTTGTTTGTGTCTATGACAACTTTCCCTGTTTTCAAGATCGAGTCTGTGTATGGGATGGTAGCCGCTCCGCTTTGACCGATTGCGTCCTCTTGCGTCTTTGCCATTGCGGCATTTTCACTAAGGGAAGTGGTCAGCAGATCAACGGCCTTTTTGGCGTTCATGATCGCGTCCCAATCGTCGGAATACATGTGTTTGTTCTTTTCGTCTTTTGCCTTTGCGTCCGTCAACGATTTTTGTGCAGCAGTCATAGCGTCGGTTAGTTCTAGTTCTTCTTTGTATATGCCGAGTAGCCGATCTTCGTTTGCCTGCAATTTGATTTCAGCCAATTTTGACTTAATCAGCCTGTCGACCGCGTCTTTGTTCTCGCTCAATAATCCGGTCTGTTTGTCAATCGTCAAATTCAGATCAGGCATCAGCCCGTTCAATTGTGAGACAAGCGAAGTCATTTCTTTCTTTTCGGCGTTGGTTTTTCTTTGCTTGTCGGAAAGAGCGAATAATTTATCAGACAACTTCTGTGTCACGGCTGCATTTATGTCGGCTTCACCGCTTTGCTCTGCAAAAGCTTCTGCTGAATCCTTACAGGATGTAATAAGATTTTTTGATTCGTCTAAAAGCTTCTGCGTGGCTTGAGTTGCAACATCCGTATGTCCCCCAAAAAGCACAAGGGCGGTACCGAGAGCCGCTATGAGTCCGATTAAGAGTCCGGCAGGGTTTGCATCCATTGCCAAATTCAACAGCCATTGTGCCGCCGTAGCGCCTGTAGTTGCCGCCGTTTCTGCCCCGATGATTCCAGTCAAGACAAGCTTTGCCGCCGCCATGCCACCCGTTTTGAGAGCACTGATAACCGCAAGGGCATTGCTTATCTCAAGTGCCGTATTTTGAATAAGCAGAACGGTATTGTATGCGAGCATTGCGCCCGTAACGACCCCGATAACCTTTGCCAGCGTCTCCGCGTTTTCGATAATCCATGTAAACAGATCGATTACAGGAGACAGAACGGGAGCGATTTCTTTGACAGCTTTAATAAGCCCGGGAACCCCGTCCTTTGTGAATGCTTTTGTTAGTTTGTCGATAGCAGTAAGAGCAGTAGGAATCAATTTATCTTTGATTGCCGCCGAAATCGGTTCCATGACCTGACCAAGGAAAGCGTTTGCGTTATCTTTGAGAGTGGAAATCATGCCGTCCGTAGTCTTTGAAGCAATTTCCATGCCCTTGTAAAACTGCCCGCCCTCTGATGTCGCCTTTTTGAATGCGGCTGTCATTTCATCTGCAGAGATTCCACCTTTGGACATTCTGTCGGTCAGTTCGAGCATGGTCTCGCCGGTTGTTTCAGAGATAACTTTTAAGGGATTGAATCCGGCCTCTATCATCATCTGCACAGATTCGCCGGTAAGTTTACCTTGTGAGGACGCCTTACCGAATGCTATTGTCAGACGGTCAAGTTTGTCAACCGAACCAAGAGATATATCTCCGAGCATGGTCAAATCTTCTGTAGATTTTTCGTTTGCAATACCAAAAGCCAAAAGGGTGGTAGTTGCCTTTGCCAGATCTCCCATTTCGTAGGGAGTTGCGGCAGCCAGTTTCTTGAGCTCCTCAACCTTTGCAAGCGCCGTAGCTTCGTCTCCAAGCATCGTGGTAAACGACGCCATGTAGTTCTCCATTTGCTTGTTGTAATTAAAGCCTGCGACCACGGCAGCGCCCATAGAGGTACCCACGGCAGCAATGGCGCCCACAGCGACCCCGCCCATGACCTGCGCGGCCTTACCAATTACCCCGAATCCTTTTTGAGCGTACCCGCCTAAGCCGTCCAGACCCTTTTTCATACCGGTCTGGTCTAGTTCGGTTCCTATCTTGATAGTACCGTCGTTCAATGCGCTCACCACCTTTTATGTGATAAAATCATCGGCACAACGGCACTACTTGATTTTGATTTCGAATTCCTTTTTGCACTTCTTCCCTTTGCATCGGACAAAAAGCCCTTTGCTCTGACCTGTATCGTCATACCATATCGGCATATCATACCCACAGTGCGGACACTTAACCCTGTGACCGTGCCCGTATTCCATGAGTTGAGACGCACAGTCTTTTATGTCATCCATTTCAATTCCAACAGACCCAGAGAGGATATCAAGTTCTTCCGGTGTAATTGCTCTATATTTGTCCACTGTTGACCTCGCTTGCTCTTCTGCTGACATATTTCTGCATATCCGCGTTTCGTTTTGCCAATGCCATTTTACTGTCGACGTTCGTTTCAACATCCAACGCATACTGACTTTTCATTTCGTTGTAAAACTTCTTTTGACCTTTATCCATGCCGGTTGTGTTCGTGAGTCGATAGCCCATGATCTTTGACATTTTCAATTCATCATCAAGGGATTCGAACAAGGCTTTAAATTTCCACCAATGCAGGTCCTTGCTGAACAGTTCATTCAGATCAAGATTGTACTGCGTTTTGAATGCTGAATAGATATAAGCCGCGTCCTGCTCAAAACAATAGCAACGCTTTGCATTCAACCCCTTACTCTTTGTTTTCTTTTCCTCGACTCCGCCGCGATAAAACCACATCATTTTTTCGAATGCCTGTGAGGGATCCGGAGGAACGTCGACATAAAAGTAATTCATTGCGGTTGCAAGCCGTACATTGTCGGATATCTTTGTGTCAAATATGCAGATCTCAATAAGAATAAATGTTCGATACCCCCAATTGACAGGGTAGTCAGCACCGTCTATCTCGACCGATTCCGGAAGTGCATCAAGCAGAATGTTCATTTATCTCACCCGTTTAGGATCATACTTCTCCACGACATATGATTTCTGTTTTCCGACCGCTGTAATAAAGTCGTAATATGCCTCTGATGCGGCATTGGAGTTTTTGCAAGTAGCCAAAACGTCAACCCCTGTAGCTGTCTTGAAGAACGTACGGAACATGCTGATCATGAAGCGATTCATTGCGGACATCTTTTCCGTTGCCTTTGCTTCAATAAGTGCCTTTTCTTCCAGATCGAAATTCTCAATAGCTTTTTCATATGCTTCAGACTGGTCAATGTCGAAAATATCAAATTCAAAGTCAACTTCGTTAATTTTCATAGTCATAAAAATTTTCTCCTTATTTTAAGTTTCATGTAATATTTATTTGTATCTTCCTCTGAAACGATAAATCCATATTTATCATAAACATGCTTTGCTACTTCATTATCTTTGTTTACGGCTAAAAATTTACAGCCTATTGTTTTTGTTGCATAATCTAATATCTGATAAGATAATCCTTGTTTCTTATAGTTATCATTCACTCTGAGATTCTCTATATTTTTTCCATCCCACCAGTCAAAGCTTGTAAATTCAGCTACTGGTTTATTTTGATTGTCCATCCATTTATATTGAATTCCTGGTGTTCCCGATAAATCTACTTTTGCAATAGACATTTTGAAATTATCCAATTTAATATTCTCTTTATACGCTCCCGATTTCATGACCGTTACTCCTTAAAGGAAAGCGGGGCCTTTCGACCCCGCCCGTTTTGATCGTCCTGGATTAAGCGGTAGTGAAGTTCTTTCCGACCGTAGCAAGAGCCTGACCGTACACGTCAACGACTCCGGCAACCGATACGATATAAGATGTTGCGGCAGTCAGATCAGCAGCGGGTGTAATGGTGATGATCTTCTTCGTTGCATCCCATGCGGCAGTGCAAGCAACAACATTCCCAGTTGTACCGTCAAACAGGGCGATCGCATTTTCAGCAATGGCATTGTTGAACGTGATGACAATGGAAGCATCAATAGCAATGGACGGAGCACCGTCGGCAGGAACGATTGTCGAAAGAGCAACTGCGGAATACGCACCGGCAACATACGAATATGTAGCAGGAGAAGAACCGACCTTTTTCAGATCGATATCAAATGCAGAACTCTCTCCGGCAGCGCCGCCGCCCTCGGAGTTGACAACAATAGACACCTGTCCAGTTTCGCCCACGCCCGTAAGCATGTTGAAATAGACATAGTTTGTGATACAGGCGTTCCCCTTACCCTGTGCGCGCAAGAAGTTGAGCATGTAGTCCTGTGCCGCGTCGCCGATGTAGCGATCTCCTGCGGGCTTGAACGTCCGCTGGTTGCCCGTCTTGATAGACGACTGACCGGCGCGGATGTAATTCTTCTCCGACATAATGGGATTGAGCTGTGCATCCAGTCCGCTGATACCGATTTCGACCACAGCATAAGCCGTGACCGCTGTCGGGATGACCGCTGTCGGGTCCAGATCAATAGCAAGCACCATATCGTCATTGGTTGACCATCCGGTGAATGCGGGATTCGGCGTAATGCCGGTCATGAGTGTGGATAAAAGCATGTTATACCTCCTCGTAGTATGTGACTTTGCACTGCAACATGTATCTCGCGGTGCAGGTTTCGAGATTTACTTCTGCTAAGTTCGCCATGTTCTGTAGACTTTCGATTTTTCTGGCCTGACATTTCACGCCGAAATCAGGGAATATCTTCGCGGTGTTCTGCGCGTCGATCCATGCCCCGAAAGCATCGGCCATATTCATAGCCAGTAGATTTAGG